TGTAAAATCTTTAACAGATCACTACGAGAATAACCATTCTTCAATCCATAGCGTTTAGCATATTTAAAAATATTTCCTATACAAAAACCTAACCCATGACCTGCATCAATAATAACATCTGTTGCCTGATATTTATTCTTAGCATAGTGCTCCTCATAAGTTGCATCAATATACTCCTGAGATTCAATTAAGTATTCATCTTCATTAAACTTGTATTCCATTTCTCTCCTTAATGTATCTGTGTATCTTTCGGTATTCCTGTAGCACGATACTCTAA